TGGTAGAGGCCTACCGTACACTCTTACCCCAGCCTACGGTAGAGACTACACAAGCAAGGCTAGCGTAGAGCAAGACCTACGTAATGGCGAGGACTTCTACCTTCAAAGCCCTTGGCAGTATAACACATCATGTAGCATACGTGACTTTCGTGAGGGAGACGTACTGCACGTACGCTACAAGCAGCATGATAACCTAGCATCGTTCACGCTAAAGGAGGACGGGAAGATATGAAAGAACTCCGTAAGCTACACCGGCAAGCAACAGTAGCCACAGTCGTGGCGTTAGCTATCTATGCTAGCGTCGTGGTACTTTTAATCCTAACATAAAAGATATGAATACGATACAAGACGTTAACTTAAAGTTGGAATTGGCCTACGTTAGAGCCAAATATGAAGCAGATCAAAAGCAAGGCGAACAAATCCGTAGGTTGCAGAAGATAGCAAAGCTATGGGATTGTAGCGTAGATGAAGCAAAGGCTACGATAAAGCGTATCGCAAGTGTCATCGCATACTGTGACGCTATCAAACGAGAGGATTCAGAATGATTACGCTAGACGAAAGATTATTCGCAGGTCTTGTCATCGGCAGCAAGGCATATGTTATCATAGACCAAGAGACAAAGGATGCTATTGACAATAGCGACTATGGTAGCAAGGAGATGGTCGTAGAGAACAACCCTGATACGGTAGGTTGGGCAGGGCCAGCATTAGGTCAAGTGCATAACGTAGGCGAAGGGTTGTATCGCTTGTGGCGGCGAAGCGAGTGGACACTCGTTGGTAACCTAGCGAAAGAACGTGGTAGGGAACGCGACCGCTTGTGTGCGGAAGCTGACGCTAGGAAAGCAGCGAAGGTAGCAGCAGAGCAGAAGGCTATCGACGACCTCAAGGCTACGCTACGCAAGCAGGGATTGAAAGAGGAGGTTATCACAAAGTTTTTCTCTAGCATGAAGCCGGATGAGATACGGAATATGCTAGGGCTGTAACATAACGAACAAGCACAATGACAGATAAAAAAATAACAATGCTAGGGCTATCGCTTACGGAAGATGAAATGCGCCGTAAACGCTACACCTTACATATATCAGAGAAGGAAAGGGAAATCATAGTATCCGCTCTTAGCGTATACGATAACGAATTAGGACTATCGCCACTAGGCCACGAACTAAAGGGTAGCCTACACTTAAAGCTAACAGAACAAGCACAATGAAACTACCAACAGAAGATAGCACCGTTGTTACGCTAAAGGAATTTGCATTCCAGACTAGCGCATCGGATGAGCTAACCGACAAGCTACGCACCAACCAAGGCGCATTGCTACAAGGTGGCACAGGCACGGGCAAGACATATATCGTAGCACAAACACTACGCAATATCTTACCGGAACTAGTAAAGGACGAGACGCTAGGCAAGGGGCCGGTTCCTATTCTATGGATTGCTCCTGCTGCAACCATCGTTCAAACACAGCGAGTGCTTAAAGCGTACGAGCTGGCCGGTAAGGTACTGGTCATGTCCTACTCTGCGCTAACCTCGCCAAAGACAGGTGGCACTATGTTCTACGCTACAAAGACAGAGGTAGTGTGGGGCCAAGAACATATCGTATACAAGTGGTCGGAGCTAATGCTGCCGCGTCTTGTAGTGTTCGACGAATGCCAAGCGTTGAAGAATGACGGTAGCTCCCGCACTAACATAGCGCGTGGCCTACCAGACAAAAGCGTCAAGCGTTTGTTCATCTCCGCTACGCCATACCAACGTGTATGCGAGGCGCGGACGGTGATGGTAGGTGTAGGTATGCGGTCACGCTATAATGTCTTGCCCTTGACAGAAGGGACAGCACCTAGCGTACTCCGCTCTCTTGCAACATACGGTAACACAGCAGCATACTCGCCCCGCGCTATGGAAAAGATCAAGGATGTTATGGGGCCGTATACCGTAGCACTAAAGAACATACGCTTCAAATACAAGGCACGTACGGAGTGTGTTCTCATAGATTTTCGCAACGATAAAGAGCGGGAGTCTTACAATAGGGCGTACGAGGAATACCTAGAATACCTGTATAAGCTACGGGGCCAGACAGGACATGGGATTGTAGCTGCTAGGCTAGTGGCTATGATGAAGTTTCGGCAGAAGGCAGAGGAAATCCGCTCTCCGCTAGTAGCTGCCCGTGCGCGTAACGCAGTCATGGAAGGCTCGCAGGCTATCATCGCTAGCAACTTCAAAGGTATGCTACGTGGTGTGTGGCTGGCGCTAACGAAAACCTACGGCATAGACGAAGACAAGATAGGCTACGTCACAGGAGGGCAAACGCCAGAGGCACGACAGAGTAGCGTAGATGCCTTCCAGCGTGGTGAGAAGGACTATATGCTACTGACCGTAGCAGCAGGTGGCGTAGGCATCTCGCTACATCACGACAACGAGAACGCACGGCCCCGGCATATCATACTCCCGCCCACGTGGAGTGCGATAGACCTCATCCAATGCGTAGGCCGCAGCCATCGCATAACCTCCATGTCTAACACGCTGCAGGAAGTCTTGTGGTACAGGAATACCATTGAGGAACGAGTCGCTGCTGTGGTAGAGAACAAGGTGCGCTGCATAAACAAGGCCGTGTCTGCGAAGGAACAATGGGCTAGCCTATTCGCTCCCGATGTGGACGACGACCTCGGTAACGTAGACAAGGATACCGATGACGAGATCGACTATGGCGTAGACGAAGGGATGCTAGAGTAGCAACTATCGCCCACGCAAGTGCGAAAGATCTTGACGGATAAGGGCGGCTGTGCTAGTATGTTATCAGATTTTGGGTGCGGCGTAGGCACAGGGTCTACGCTAGCCCAACAACTAACGAAAGGAAAACCAATAACATGACAAACGACGAACAGAAGGCAATACAACCTCTGCTAGATGAGGTTAATAACATAGGGAAACGAGCATTCAAAATGGCAGATAATATAGGATTCGTAGTGACGTTCCCTAACGAATGGGAAGTTAGCGTACGGTGGGGCAAGCATCACCTATGCGATGCTGGAAAGACTACCGTAGAGGTAGCGATACATGATCCAGAAGATAACTGGTACACAGCATCTTGGGTAGATCAAAAAGATTGTATGCTATCGGAGGTAGGGTTCGGAGACACAGACGTAATGGGTTACGTTACGCCTCACCAGTTAACTAACATACTACAGGAGGTAGCGAAGCGATGAACGACCACGAACGAGAAAGTTGGGTGTTAAACGACGAAGGACTATACACTATGTGGCGAGCATCTAGGCTAGGTATGCGTAGGTTCATACGTATGCACAGAATAGCAATAGACAACTACATTAAACAAACCATATCATGAAACAAAAACCAAAGCAACGTAAGCGTAAGCATACGCAAGCAACTCAACCTGCACGTTACAAAAACAACGACATTAACGAACAGTATCACATAAAACACCGGGACGGAAAAAAAAGTGTCAAAGTGTCTAAGATAAGTCACAGAGCTAAAGACACATCCTTGATCTTTTTAGGAAATAGGGAGAATATTACAGCATGAGAAAAATAACTAGACTAGCAGCCCGCGCTTTCATAGAAGGTCGGGAGTTTCACAGAGATAACACCTCTGTTGTGATAGCACAAACAGGTTACGGTGATGTTAAAAGATTATTACTACATGGTAATATCATAGCAATTCAAGACTTGTTTAGTAACACACGCAACCCAAGCAAATCGTTAATGCGTACCAAAGGTAACTTACAGATCACCCTAGCAGGTTGGCCTACAGTTACCACACGTGAGCGTTTGAACGGTTTGCTAACGGAGCTAGGCAAACGTGAAGGTGTATGGCAACACAAGCATGAGCAATACTACGGCACACACGAAGATAACAGAGTCATATCATCTAGCGAATGGATAACAGTAACATGAGATTCAGCACTACCACAATCAAGGAGGACTTAGCGTACTTACTAGATAGCAAGACTAAGTTTGCAGACAGTAGCCTAAGTCGAACACGTAAGCCAGACGCTTACAATAGCACAGACTATCCACAGATAGCCTTGCTTGCCCCACGCGCATACGCATGGCAACCGTATGACGAACGTGTAGTTATCTACACAAACAATCCTGCGTATGTTACAGTTAAACGTGGCGAAGGCTGGGAGGCTATGTTAAAGCGCCACTACGATGACCGCATTCAGCTTGACAAGGGGCCAACGTACAAGGACAATAGCTGGGTACGTAAGATAGTCGAGCCGCTCTACGCTAAGATACGCAAACAACGTAGGAAATACTAATGGCTACATCCAGAGAAGTTAACAGGCTTAACAAACGTATGGCCGCCTACCGTACCACCGACGACTACATGAAAAAGCTGTTGCAGAACGCAGTAACATTGTCGTTTCGTAAAGAACCTGTACTTATCACAGGCGCTACCGGCACAGGTAAGGAGATAATAGCTAACCTGCTGCACGGCACACAGCTAGGGGATATAGTTACCGTAAACACGACAGCCGTAACAGACACACTCTTTGAGTCTGAGCTATTCGGCCACCTCAAAGGTAGCTTCACAGGTGCGTTTCGCGACCGCAAAGGTTTGGTAGACGCAGCAAGCAACGGTACATTGTTCCTAGATGAGGTAGGAGATATGCCGATAGGCTTACAAGCTAAGATACTACGTCTCATACAGTTCGGAACGTACCGTATCATAGGCGATAACAAAACACAAGAGACAAACTGCCGTATAGTAGCAGCAACTTGCAAGCCTATAGACAAACTCATTGCAGATGGTTTGTTCCGTGACGATTTATACTATCGTCTGTCAACGTTTCATCTGCACATCACTCCGCTAACGCAGCGACGCCATGATGCAGAGCATTTCTTCGTAACACACCCGCTCTGGCGTAAGATACCGGACGAGCATAAGGAAAAGTTCCTTGCGTACGCTAACAACAACCCTATCAAAGGTAATTACCGTGAACTAGAACAGTTAATGCTACAGTATGAAGTTTTAAAGCTACTACCATGACAGGTGATCGTGCTAGGAGATAAAATCTTAGAAGATAGTAGACTTGGCACGATTCCTGCTTTATATAAGATGTCCGGCCCCAATCGGGGGCTTTAGAAGATAGGTTGGAACCTAACATAACATAAAACATATGCCACAATACATAGAACAAGAGTACAAGGACGGAGACTGGAAGGGATTCAAGTTTACCGTGAAGCAGTTCGATACAGTAGCAGAAGCGGTTGAATGCGTAGGAGAGGATAATATCCTAGCGTTGTTCAACCAGCAGTGTGCTAACCGCATTCGGGCTAAGGTAAAGAACTCATTGCCGAAGGGTTTAAGCGGCGAGGAACTTACTACCGCACAGCAACGCTTGTTAGACAAGAACCCTGACGGAGTTCTTTTCTCTAGCACAGATGCTGACAACTGGAAGCCTGACCAACGCGAGGTTACGCCTACTGCGTTGTTCAAGATGGCTAAGGAAGCGTTCAAGGCTGGTGATGCTGCTAAGGGTGCAGAGTTGCTTACCAAGATGCAAGAGCTTCTGGAAGCTGCATAAATCCTATCATAGTAGGGGAGGTTAGCAATAGCCTCCCCTACTTTTTTATCTTTTGTGATAACACCATTAACATGACAGATGACATTGACATCGTAGTAGGCAAACTTAAACGTTCTGAAGTTACGGCAAAGCCAAAAGTTAATCGTAGCAGTTACAACGAGAATAGCGCAGAGATGATACGGCCCATCATAGACAAACTCCTAGACGAAACGAAAGATGTCTTTGTGCCGTGCGCTGACACAGGCTATAGTGCCGGTACGTTGTACGTTAAGCTGAACGACGGCCTACTATGGCTCATGCACAACGACAAGAGCGAACGTAACACAGACTACCGTTACCTACGCACACAAATATCCATGCGTAAGTTAACCGAAGGCGTTCTTATATACTTCAAGGAAGCTATACGTACCGTGCGGCAGAAGACGTTAGACGGGCGTACGCTAAAGGTTGCCACAAGTGATAGCATGAAGTGGCGGCATGACATACTTACGTGGCTACAATCCGCACAAGATGAGGAGATATTCGCACGTGAGGACATTGGTATAACGGAAGCAGATAAGCAATGGGTGTATGATACAATAGCTACCAACGCCCCTGACGCAGAAGTTACGTTCTCAGATACAGGGCTTCGTATGATACGTTAACATGGAACCAGATACATTATTCCCAGCGGTATACATAATAGCTTTTACGCTATTCTACTTACGCTACACTAGACAACAACGGTGACAATAGAAGAACTACTTAACTGCGACGTGACGTTGCTAGAAGCTATGGCAGACGATGAGCTGTTGGAACATTTCAAACCATACCTCATCGTCTGTCAGCCACCGTTAGACGATAACGTGAAGGTAGTTAAAGGGCCGAAGCGTAAGCGTAAGACATCCATATCAGTAAGAGAAAAGCGTACATTAGAAGAGCAGATGCGAGAGCTGGCTGATTTGCATAACGTAGATTTGGATGAAGGTACAGACTTATTACCAGCAAATTTAAAGTGACTACAACCTTGCATAAAACCAAAGACGGACGCTACATAGTTAAGCTAGACGCATCTCTGTATACGCAGAGTGCTTGCCCCCGTCGCCTGTGGTACATGGGCGGCAGAGGTTTGCGGTACGATACGAAGTCGCACAAGATGGAGTACGGTACAGCGTTTCATAAGGCGTTACAAGAATACTACACGACAGGTAACACTAAGAAATCTCTTGCCTTGGCGCTTGAGCATTACGAACAACCTGACATCCACATACCAGAGAATGACTTCCGTGACATAGGGCATCTTGCTGCTACGTTACAGCAGTATTTCATGGCATACGAGAAACTTGATGGACTGAAGCCAGACATGGGTGACGAAGGCCCATTGCTAGAACAACGCTTTGCTATACCATACGACACAGACGGCGAACGTATTGATGTTGTGCTGTGCGGTACGGTAGACATGATAGGTAGCTTCAACGGCATCCCCGTCCTCGTAGATCACAAGACTACCGCACTCATGCAGGTAGAGAAGTACCTTGAAGGCTACCAGAACTCACCGCAAATGATGATGTACACTATGATACACAAGCACCTGTTCCCTGACGAGAGTCGTGGTGTAGTTATCAACGGCATCTTCATAGGACGTAACGGCAAGAGCAAGTTCAGACGCTCGACAATCATTACGTTCCCCGATCATGTGCTAGCAGAGTTCGAGAACCACCTACGAGAGACGGCACAGTTTTTCATGAGCGGCTTACGCCGTGTGTTAGATGAGGGCGCTTACGCAGAGGAAGTGTTCCTACCTAACTTCACCTGCTGCCAGACAAAATTTGGCGAGTGTAACTTCTCACCTGTTTGCACGACGCCACGTGCGGATGACCGTGAGACTATCATAAGCTCGCTCTTCTCCACAACAAACACCTATGATCCTTTAATGTTCCAGACATGACAGACCAAGAGATACGCGACAGAGCGTTAGCAGACTTTAAACGACAAGCGCCACGCAAGTTCAACGCTGGCATAGCAGAACATAACCCTGACGGTACGAAAGGGATGTGGCTTATGACCCCAGAGCAGTTAATCAAAGCTGCGAAAGAGGAAGGTATAGATCTTTGGCACTACATAACGGTGCTTGAGTATAAACTACAGGAGCAAGACGCTCTCATACTACAACTAAAACATACAATAGCAAAACAAGCAAGATGAGCAAAGCAATAATAGGTATCGTAGGAGGTAGCGGCACGGGTAAATCCACATCGCTACGTAACCTGCCACCCGATAAAACATATATCATTGATCTTGAGCGTAAGGGTATGCCCTTTCCCAAGAAGTTCCCATATGTAGCATCCTGCTCTAACATAAAAGAGTTTGATGCTTCGTTAAACGATGCACTTGCGGACGAGAACTGCGAGGTCATAGTCATTGAGTCGTTCACGAAGTACGTTGAGACACTCATAGCATTAGCACAAGCATCATTCAAAGGCTTTGATGTTTGGTCGTACTACAACCGCATGATCCGCGCCACACTAGACAAAGTTAAGAACGACCGTGCCGTTGTGATATTCACAGCAATCGACGAGATCGTACAGGTTGCGCAGACAACAGGTGATACATATAACGTACGTCGCATTAAGGTACAAGGCAAGCAGCATGAGGGTTGCATAGAGAAGGAGTTCCTTATGGTACTCTTCACCGAAGTTAAGCGAGACAAAGATGGTAACGTACGCTACGTCTTTCAGACTAACAGCGACGGCATCACCTCTGCTAAGACTCCAATGGGTATGTTCTCTGAGGCATACATAGACAACGACGTTAACGCAGTCATAGAGGCTGCAAAAAACTACTACGACAAATGACAAGACAGCCTTGGCCAAAAGACGGGTTGTATATTAGCGAGTTAATTGACGCGCTGAACAACTACTACGAGAAGCCTAACGACTCACTCACATCCTCTAGCGAGTGGCAAGAGAATATGAGAAACAAGCTGGATGCGCTAAAGCAAGCAGCAGCAAACGCTAGGATAACAACAGCCGACGACCTAACTGAATACCTTCATGAGCGATACTAAAATGAACAAGGAACAACAAGAGTATGCAGACGTAACTGTATCCCTAGCGAAGGCTGCTGATAAGCAGATTAGAAATGTAGCAGATGAGCTTAACATAAGCTACAGTAACGCAGCTACACTATTCAGCATAGTTACCAACGACAAGTTAGTGTACTTGCTAACTCAAATGTTTTCTTCTGACGGCAATAGGAGTGCGGCCCCAGAAGAATCCAAACAAGACACTCCCTAACATAAACATAAATACATAATATGGCAATCATCAACTTAGATGAAATCGCAGATAACGTAAGACCTTATCTGAAGAAAGACACGTACACGGCAAGAATACTTAGTGCCGAGTTTACGACAAGCAAGGCCGGTGCGCCTATGATAGTGATGCAATGGGAGTTAGTAGCTCCCGAAGGTATCGAAGATGACGATGGTAAGATCGTGCGTATTGCAGGTTTGCAGTTCCGCGACTATCTTTCGTTCAGCGAGAAAGCCAAAGAGATTACGTTTCGGCGTATCAAAGGCTTGCACAAGGCGTTGGAACTCTCGCCAGAGTTCGACGACGAGAACCCTGACGTAGACCAGTACGCTGGCCTAGCTGCTGATGTTACGATAGAGACTGAGCAGCAAGCGCAGAAGACGGAGGACGGTTCACCTGTCCTCGATAGCAACGGCGACCCTGTTATGAATAATAACTATCGACTGAAGAGGGTGTTGCGGTTGAACAACGAGCATACGCTAGAGGCGGGAGGCTTCTAAGATGTGTGAAGAACGTAGCGGTACACGTAAGCTATTAAGATGCTTCAGGAGTTTTGCTAGTTATCACTCCTCATTGATCGCCGCTACGTTCTACTTGAATTTATCTAACGTACAGGTACAGGATTGCTATTAAGATGCAACCGGGTGGTTCATGCCTTGGCCTCTCTTCAAAGTAACTAAGGTAGCCTTCACCTGCATTTGATCGCCTGTACGTTAGAACTTTTGGTTACAGCCACGGAGATGAGACTGGTCAAACAGTCGGCACCGAGCGTAACCTGCTAGGTTAGGTAAGCTGTTTCTTCATGGTTTTCAGCTTTTTGTGCGGGATTTTGGTTGGCCG